GAAAACATCAAGCCTAAAGTTGTGCAGATACATTATAATCCTGAGTATGACCCTGCTAAGATAGAAGCTGAGGTTGATGATATCGCTCAGCAAATTACGGCAAAAGCTGACGAGGCGGCTAAAACAGCGACAGAGAGCTTTGGTGATTTTGAAATACCTGAAAGTGAATTTGAAAGGCTTAATCTCCAACTCGAAAATGCAACAGAAAAAATGAGCCTGTTGCAGGCTAAGTATAAAGAGCTTAACGGTCAGCTTGCTGATACAGATGATAGCGGAATTGATAAACTCATTGAAAAGCTGAATAGTGTAGAAGCTCAGATGATACGTCAACAGGCTGTTATCGACAAGACAAAAGCCAAGATAGGAGATCTAAGCAATGCACAAGCATTGGATACCGAAGCAATAGCAGCCACCGCTGTTGCAGAAGCAGAACAAGCAGCTAGCAGTGCGGCTGAAAAGCTGAGAACAGAAGCACTTTCGGCGGCAGCGAAAATATCAGAGGATTTTAAAACTGCTGCCGACCCATTGGAAAGGCTCAAGCAAAAGTTTGAGATAAACCAAAACGCTATTGAGCGAACAGAAGCTGAAATAATAAGATTACAGACTAAGTTGGCAACAACTGATGACGCAATGGAATCAGAAAAGTTGTCAAATAAAATCGAACAATTGAAAAGCCAATTGATAGGTCTGTATGATACGAGCGACAAATTAAGTGCAAAAATCAAAGAGAGCGGAAAAAGTTTCTCTGTGATATCTTCTGCGGTAAAAAGAGCGGCAAGCCTTGTAAAGACTACACTTGTAGGATCATTCAAAGCAATGAAGTCTGTTGGCTCAAAGGCTGTTGAAACTGTGAAAGCAAAGTTCAGCAAGCTCACAAGCGTTATACACGGCAGTTCAAAGCCATTGTCACGGCTGACAAACTCTCTCAAAAGGGCGGCAAAATCAGTGTTTCTAATGGCTGGTGCATATGCAATTTTCAGAGGCTTAAAGTCACTTGTATCAAACGCTGTTTCAGGCAACGAAGAATTTGCCAAGTCCTTAAACGAAATAAAAGCAAACCTCACCATAGCTTTCACACCGATAATGAACACAGTAATGCCGTATCTCAATACGCTTATGACTGGCGTAGCGACGGCGACAAAAACTGTGGCGGCGTTTATCTCTGAGCTTTTCGGCACCACCTATCAGAAGTCCTTGCAGGCGACAAAGCAGGCGCAGAAGTCAGCGGAGAAGATAAAGAAAACTCAGGACACTTACCTTGCAGACTTTGACGTTGTAAGAGTTGCACCGGATCAGAGCAAGTCCGATACAGACAGTTCAGAGGGCGGCATTGATTACTCAGCCATAAACGGCGACAACGTTCAGCTTCCTGATTGGGCGAAGCGTATGAAAGACGCCATTAAGTCGGGCGATTGGGCAGGAGTTGGCTCTCTTGTGGCTGAAAAGGTCAACGGAGCTTTCGCATACATCAACTGGGACGGTATTCAGAAAAAGCTGAATGGCTTTGTGGATAAGCTTACAGACGGTCTGAACAGCTTTATTAACGGCGTTGATTGGACAGGTCTTGGGGACAGCTTCGGCGGAGGTATAAACACTATTTTTGGTGCAGGATACCGCTTTATGAAGAAGTTCGATTGGGCAGGCTTCGGTAAAGGCACAGCCGATTTTCTTAATGGCGGTATAAAGAAAACGAATTGGTCGCTTATCGGCAAAACCCTTGCTTCAAAATGGCAAGCTATCATCGACTATCTTTATTCGTTCGTTACCACCTTTGATTGGTCGGGCTTTGGCTCGTCCATAGGCACTTCTGTGAACGGCTGGTTTGATGAGATTGATTGGGGCAAGGCAGGAACGACTATTTCTGAGGGCGTGAAAGGTCTGCTTGATACGGCAATAAATTTCCTGCAAACTGTGAATTGGCAGGGCATAGGCGAAAAGCTGTGGACGTTCATTTCTACAATAGATTGGAGCGGCATTGCCACAAAGCTTTTCAAAGCCATAGGCTCAGCTATAGGCGGTGCGATATCGGTGCTGTGGGGCTTTATCAAGGACGCTGTTTTCAGTATCCGTGACTACTTTACGGAGAAGATACAGGACTGTGGCGGTAATATCGTTGAGGGGCTTTTCACAGGTATCGTTGACGCTTTCAAGGGCATAGGCACTTGGCTTTATGACCATGTTCTTACACCATTTATTGAGGGTTTCAAAAACTGTTTTGGTATTCACAGCCCTAGTAAGGTCATGGCTGAAATGGGCGGATATATTATACAAGGTCTGTATAATGCCGTATCTGAGGGTATTGCAAAGATAAAGGAGATCTTCACAAAGCTTCTTAACGCTGTCAAGGGCGTTTTCAAAGGCATAGGCAAGTGGTTTAAAAAGACCTTTTCAGACGCTTTCGGAGGTGTAAAGACCATTCTCAATGGCATTATAATGTTCGTCAAGAGCATTTTCACAGGCAATTGGAAAAAGGCTTGGCAGGGTGTAAAGAAGATCTTCAAAGGCGTGTGGGATACGCTTTACAGCGTTGTGAAAGCACCTATAAACCTAATTATCGGTGCAGTAAACAAAATGACCAGTGCTATTGAAAGTGCGGTCAACTGGATAATCGACGGCATTAACAGCCTGAGTTTTGATGTGCCTGATTGGGTGCCTGGCATAGGCGGAGAAACCTTCGGCTTTGACCTTGACACAATAAGCATACCTGAGATACCAAAGCTTGCCACAGGCGGACTTGCGACAGCACCGACCCTTGCAATGGTGGGCGATAACAGGAACGCAAAGGCAGACCCGGAGGTGATCTCACCTCTGAGCAAACTGCAAGGTATGCTTGATAACGGCAAGCTTGACGAGGTGTTAAGGGTGCTGAACGCTATACTTGATTGGCTGAAAGCTTATGACCCTGTGTTCTTCGGAACAGTTGACAGCAAGGTGCTTTTCAAGTGTATGCAGGACAGCAACAATCAGTATAAACGTAAGACGGGAGTGAGTGCATTTTGACAGGAACATTGCTAAAGATAAACGGCGTGTGGGTGACAGACCCTGATCCTGATAGCTGGAGCCCTGTAAACTGTTATGAGTGGACGGCAGGCTCAGGACGAGTGAATACAACAGGTCTGTTTGTGGGTGCAAGAAAGTTCTGCAAATACAAATTGCCTTGCAAGTGGACAATGCTCCCTGTCGCAGATTCAGCCGAGATACAATCCCTTATCGAGGACGGACCCGACTTTGCAGAGCTGGAGTTTTGGCACAATGGCAAGTATTATTCTATATCTGCCAACGCAAGCGACTATGTACCGCAGGGGCTTGTCAGACTTGACGGTTGTGAGTATTACAAGAGCTGTACTGTCACATTCGCAGAACGTTAGGAGGGCATATGTACACCATAGCAAGCAATGAGATAACAAGCAGGATAGAGAATTACAAAGCCTTGTGGGGTATGTGGATAGAGGACGCTCAGAGCGGAGCACCTGTGGCATATGACGGCATTCAGAACGTTCAGACGGACATTCAAGCAACATCTCTGAGTGATGATATAGAGCTTGGTGCGGTCTGTTCTCAGAGTGTGACGGCGGAACTTGTTGATGACGGAACTAAGTATCTTGGGAATGAGTATGTTTTCAGTTTGTATATGAAAGACAGCTCGGCTTTTACCACCTACTCCACCCTAGAAGCCTACACCTACGCTGAGCTTTCAAAGCTGACAGTAGAGCAAGTCAGCAAGCTTGGAGAGGTGCTTGACGGAGAGCGGATACCCCTTGGGCGGTTTACTTGTGTCAAATCGAAAAAGTCAGGCGGAAATACTGAGGTCACTTTTGCGGATAGGCTGTATTTTTCCGACAAGACCTATGTGCCAAAGGTCAAGCTACCTGCGTGGTCAAAGGCTGTTGAAGACGATATCTGCAAGCAGCTCGGTCTTTCAAACGGCAACGACTATACCATCCCTGCAAAGCTGCGTGCAAAGGGCGGAGCAAGGCTCTACGGCAAGGGGCATATACGCCTAAAGACCGCAAACTTCGACTTCAAAATAAGCTCTATACCCAAAGACACCACAATGCGGCAGATGCTCAGCTACATCGCCTCGGCACAAGGCGAGTTCGGTTTTGTTGACCGATACGGCAGATACGTCCGCAAATGGTACGGCTCGAGCGTGAAGATAATGGACAACAACACTATCGACCTGCCAACGCTGGGGGAACGTCCGAATGTTTTGGCAGGCATTGTCTGCAAGGTCAGCGACAGCGAAACTCTGCGGCTGGGCAACACCACAGGCTCGGCAGGGCGTGTGCTGGAGTTTGAAAATCCGTATATGACAATGTCGCTGCTGCGGTCATTGTGGCATAGGATAGGCGGCTTTTCGTGGTATACCACTGAGCTGTACCACAGACTTGGCGACCCACGTTTCGACATAGGTGACGTGGTGACCTACACCAACGGCGCAGACAGCTATGATATACCGATAACGAATTTAGGATTTACCTTTGACGGCGGACTGAGTGCTGATATTTCGGCGGTAGGTCTGAGCGTTGAAGAACAGCTTTAAGGGGGCGAGATAATGGCTGATGAAAATGTGACATTGGCGCAGGATATCACTGAAAACGATTATCCGATGCAACACGCAGGTGAGGAAATCGATGAGATACTGAACCGAGCCGGCAAGATACACTATGGCACTGTGGAACACAAGATGACGGGAACAAATGCGCTGATGCGGATACCGCTTGGACTGACCTTTGCACCTAAACAGGTCATAGCAACGCTACGGCAGACAGACACACCAACACCATACAAGACGTTCTGCACTCATGTGAATGGGTCGGGAAAGTCGTACTATCTGAACGTCTGCATGGGAGATGGGGCAACAGGAATCGTGCCGACAGGAACATATTATGTTGATTATATTGCAATAGAGTAAAGAGGGGTGATTAAATTGACAATAACATTAAATTCAGACTATGACGTAACACTAAGCACAGCCCTGCTGGGCTACGTAGGTGAAACAAACGCCCGTCCCGTGTCGGTCGAAGGGCTGACAGTAGACGGCGCAGACCGCTATGTGTTAACGATAGACTACGGCGACGGCGTTCAGTACGAGGTCGATATCACAGGCGGACAGTGGACACCAACCGCAGATATCTTGCGGTCAGCACAGACAATATCGTGCCAGATAGCGGCTAAAAAACTGTCAGGACAGGAATATATCCTAGTAAAAAAATCACGCATTTTTCGTCTGAGAATAGGTGCGGCTATCGGTGATAATGCCGTGCCGTCACCAAGTGTGGCAGCTGACGCACTGGATAGGATAGCGGCAATCGGTGAACAGGTCGAAGCTGACGTGGCAAGGGCTGAGAATGCAGCTAGCACGGCTATGCAGGCGGCTGAAAACGCAAAAAAATCTGCCACAAATGCAGGATTGTCAGCCGACACGGCAGAACAGGCGGCGGAACGTGCTGAAACAGCACAGGCATCTGCTGAAACGTCCGCAACACAGGCAGACACTGCCATGCAGGGTGCAGAAAACGCCCGTGCTGAGGCGGTCACAGCACAGAACGCCGCTAAGATATCCGCAGCCCAGGCATCTGCATCAGCACAGCAGACTGAGGCTGATAAGACTATAACGGCTGGTTATGCTAAAACCGCAAAGAACTGCGCTGACAGCACTGTGGCAGACAGACAGGCAGTGCAGACGTTGGCAGAACAAGTCACGGCTGACAAGGCTAATGTGGCAGAAAACGCCGCTAAGGTCGCAGAGGACCGCAAAACCGCTGAAACCGCTGCGCAGACAGCACAATCCATAGCTGACAGTTTGCCTGAGGACTACACTACCGCTGTTGGAAAAATTGCTGAGAATACTGCTGAGATAGCTAACGTGAAACTAACGGACAAAGAGTTGCAACGCAGGGTAAATGCACTGTATGACTTGGGCAACGGCATAACACACCAGTTTGAAACTGACAGCGATACGGCATATGCCAAGACTATTCCTACAGGGGCAAAGCTGATGTCGGTGAAGTCAATAGGTGGTCATTCTGAGGTCATTGACGGTGAGATTGTTAGTGCAGGCACGGAAGAGGTCGTGGAGCAGGGAAAGAATTTGTTTGACTATACTGACAAAACCTATCATGGAGCGAATGTAAACAAGGTTGAAAATGGTGTTATTTACACAAAGGGGTTGACGACAACTGCCCTAAATATTCCGACTATTGCTGAAAATAAGTATACGCTGTCATTCAAAGTAAAGTCAAATGCAGCTAATCAAGGCGGTTTGCGGTGGTCACTGCAAAAAGGGAAAAACACATCATACGCACATGATAGTTCGCTGATAAAGTCGGAAGTAGGTTATGCGGCAAACACAGAATATCAGGCAGTAGTTACGTTCGTAGCCGACACTGATTTTGTGTCACTGTGCACCATAGTGGGCATGATCTATGACGTTCAGCTAGAAAATGGTGATACCGCTACCAATTATTCTCCATTCTATCAGACCGCCTACCAAATTCCAGAGGCAATCCGCAATCTGCCTGGCTACGGCTGGAGTGCAGGAACGGCACGAAACTACGTTGATTATGAGAATAAACGATACGTTCAGTGCGTGAGCAGCGTTGATTTGGGGACGCTAAGTTGGCGTGTCGGTGATAGTGTGTCGTTTGAGACGTTTCAACTAAAAGGACAGAAGTTAACCAAAAATTACGATATTGCACCAAACATTCTCTGTTCAAAATATCCAGCCAAAACGCAAAATGAGCTTTGGGGCAAAACCAATGTAACAGGCATAACGACTAATGCAAACGTTGACGGATGTGTACATGTCAACGATACGTCCTACACCGATGCCACCGCATTCAAACAGGCAATGCAGGGCGTTATCCTATACTACGAACTAGCAAACCCTATAGTAACAGATATATCCTCGATACTGCCTGATGACTTCCTGCGAAACATGGAGGTCGAAGCACTGGGTAGCGTAACGTTCAAAAAAAGCAATGGTGACAGTTATCGCATACCAGTGCCGTCAGAAGAGGAATACATCGTGAAACTATCAGAAGTAGGAGGTACAACATGACAGAGTTGCAGAAAAAGATGGTTGAGAAGTTAGGATTATCACAAGAAGACTTCCAACCAAAGAAGGCTACAAAGGTTGATGAGTTGGAAGCTCAGGTGCTATATACTGCACTGATGACTGATACTCTAATTGGAGAGGAAGAGGAAGATGTATAGAAAAGTCAAGAGGTTGTATGATTTAGGTTTGTACACTGCTGAGCAGGTCAAGGATTTTGCCGACAGGGGAAAAATAACCCCTGAGCAGTATGAGAAAATCACAGGACAGAAATATGAAAGTGAGGAGCAGTAATGAAAGAAAACACAACAAAAATAATAATATCAGCAATAGCCGCAGGGCTGTCAGCGTATTTCCGTGTTATGGCGATACCTATAGTCATTCTGGTACTTGTGATGATCATTGACTACATTACAGGAATGTGGAAAGCATGGAATAGGGGCGAGCTGTCAAGCCGTGTCGGTCTTAAAGGGCTTTTTAAAAAGGTCGGCTACATATTTGTGGTGGCGGTGTCAGGCGTACTTGATTGGCTCTTTATCTCAGGACTTTCACAGATAGGCATTGAGGTAAACGTCAGCTTTTACTTCGGTCTTATCGTAACGATATGGTTTATCATCAACGAGTGTATTTCTATCTTGGAAAATCTTGCGGTGATAGGTATACCATTGCCGTCATTCTTGGTGAAAATCGTACACAAACTGAAAATCACAGTTGAAAACAAAGTGGATACAAACGAAAGCGAGGAATAGAAAATGACATATGATGAGTTTATCAAGAAGCACAATGGTGTAGCTGTTAACTATGACGGCGCAGCAGGCAAACAGTGTGTAGACCTTGCAACGGCATATTTCAACGAGGTCTTCAGCTCAGGCATCAAGAATTTCTGGTATGATGCACATCACTTTTGGGATTTGTTTGACAAAAATACTTGGCTGAAAGCGAATTTCATAAAGGTAAAGAACACGCCAAGTTTCGTGCCGAAAAAGGGTGATGTAGCGATATGGTCAGGCACGCTGAATGGTGGCTGGGGTCACATAGCAATCTGCACCGGTGAGGGCAACACGAGTTATTTTTATTCGTATGACCAAAACTGGAGCGGAAAAGCTTGCACTAAGGTCAAGCATACTTACGACCACATTGCAGGCTTCCTGAGACCAAAGAACCAGAGCAAGATAAGTGCGAAAGTGCTTGACAAGACAGGCTACAAGCAGGGCAACAAAACAAACGGTGTGCTTGCACTCAAGGAACTGCTGCTTCTTGCAAAGGCGGTCAAGCTTCACAGTGTGGGCATGGACAAGAACGGTACATACGGAAAAGGTACTGCAAAGGCAGTTAATACCCTGCTGAAAAAGTGGGGATATTATGAGAACGGTATCGCAGGCGTGAACTTCATCAAGAAGCTCAGCGACGAGATTACAAAGAAGATAAAGTAGACAGTAAGACAGCCGACAGGGATTATTCCTTGTCGGCTGATTTTGTTATGAAGCACCAAAGCACTATGTTCTATTTCTGATAACTGCTGATTAAAACAACATCAACAATTCAGGAAAACTTTTTTGAAAAATCACTTGACAAAGTTAAATTGATGTGTTATAATAGTATCATCGAAGGGAGGGCGTAAAAGATGTTGACAGAAATCGGCAAATTTCTCAGAAGATATCGTATTGACAATGGTCTCCTACTTAAGGATATGGCTGGTAAAGTTGGAGTTACATCAGCCTACTTGTCTGCTGTTGAAAATGGCAAGAAACGGCCAACCGAAGATTTAGTGGGTAAGATCATAAACGCTTATGATTTGGATTCGGAAAAGGCAATAGAGCTTAAGGAAGCTTATTTCCGGAGCGTAAACGAAATCTCAATTAGCACAGCAGGGTATTCGACCGAGCAAACAAATTTGGGACTTATCTTTGCACGGAAGATTGACTCGCTTACAAGTGATGAGATTAACAGTTTAATTAAAATTCTTGATAGTAAGAGGTGATCAGTATTGAGTCAATTCATCGCAAAACCGATGAGCACAGATGACATTTTACATTTGACCAACAGACTTCGCAGAAAACTCAACTTATACGATCGTACATATTTTCCGATTGTTGAGTTCATAGAAACTGTGTTGCCTGAAATAGACCCAAAATTTTCGTATTTATATGTTGCTAAAAATGAGATGCCCGATACATACGCATATTTTGATAACGTGGCAAACAGTATTGTCGTCCGTGAAGATGTTTATGATAGAGCGTTAAATGGTAGTGGACGTGACAGGTTTACGTTGGCACACGAGCTAGGGCATTATGTTCTTCATAGTTCAGGTGTGCAGTTGTGTAGGAGTGACGGCGGACGTGTTGTTACATATTGTGATCCAGAATGGCAGGCTAACACATTTGCAAGCAAATTGCTTATGCCGGATCATCTGATATACACGCTGACACCGTCAGAAATTTCAAAAGAATTTGGCACGTCTTATCAGGCAGCAGAAATTGCTCTATATAAAGCAAAAAAAGCCAAGCTCGCAACTTGACTTTTCATACCACTTGCTATCGAAACTGTGTTTGTCAGCAATGTATTCTCAACAATTACATTATATCATAGTTCTTTCGAGTTTGCAAGGGGTTTTATAAACTTTTTTTGCAAAGGGGGAATGTCTATGTACATTTTCACGGCGTATATTACGTCGAAAGATGGACGCAGACTCTATGCTAAACAGTATGGCATGAAGGCGTTCCGTATCTGGATTGATGACGATAGGGTAAAAAAATAAGATAGACAGTGTGTGTGCTGACAACATACTTCTGCAACAATTAAAACAGCCGTCTCGGAGTGATCTGAGGCGGCTGATTTTGCGTACACGAATTATACACGATAAAGCTGAATTGTAAATATATGCTTGTGAAATGTGGAACAAATGAAACGGCTTAAATGACGTAAATGCGTGGTTTACAAGCAATTTTATAAAGCAGTAAAAAGTGGTNATCATTTATGGTAGCGGATTTTTTTGCTCCCACCCATAGGTATGATACTCTGGGAGAAGTTTGATGCTCGCTGTGACGGGCATTGTCCGTCATGGCTTTTTTGTTATCAAACTTCAGTCCCGCTCAATAAGTTTGTTTGTAAACTTTACAATGTATGGGGCTTGCCCCTGCACCCAATTCCGCCTTACTGTGGTAGGGCGGATTTTTTTGTTGCCGCACAAAATCTTGCATTTCCACCCGAACTGTGTTATAATCCTATATATCAAACATCATAACACGGAGGCCTATCATGTACGAAAATTTTAAATATCTCGACGCTGTTGCACAAAAAGAGATAACCAACGGTGTTTTCTCAGGCTCAGTTCTCAGCGTTATCCATAAAGGTGAAATTGTCTATCTCAAAAGCTTTGGTCTTGCTGACAAGGAAAAAAATATCCCTATGAAAACTGACAGCATTTTCAGACTCTTTTCTATGTCAAAGCCTGTCACAGCCGCTGCCGCAATGATACTTATCGAGCGTGGTCTGTTCGATACTCGTCACCTGCTCAAGTGGTTTATCCCTGAGTTCTCCGACCCTGTGGTTCTTGATGAGAACGGTGAGCGTCCTGCTGACAGAGATATAACAATAGGCGACCTGCTCACCATGACTTCCGGTATCCCTTATCCTGACGACACTCCCGCAGGTCAGAAAATGGGTGCGCTTTGGGGCGAGCAGTCTGAAAAATATCTCAAAGGCGAAAAGCTTCTGGATACTGTGAGCTTCGCAAAGGAAATGGGCAAGCGTCCTCTTATGTTCTCCCCTGGTGAAAAGTGGATGTACGGTGCGTCTGCCGATATCATGGGTGCTGTTATCGAGGTGGTTTCTGGCATGAAGTTCGGAGATTTTCTTAGAAAAGAGATCTTTGAACCCCTCGGTATGGATGATACAGGCTTCTATATCCCAGCGGAAAAGTACAGCCGACTTGCCCAGTGTTATGAATACAAAAATGGCGGAAACGAGCCGTTCACTCACTTCCACCTTTGCCTTACTGATTACACTGTACCTCCTGCCTTTGAGTCGGGCGGAGCAGGTCTTGTTTCCACTGTAGAGGACTATGCAAAGTTTGCCAAAATGCTTATGAACAAGGGCGAGCTTGACGGCGTGAGGATACTCGGCAGAAACACGGTCGATTTCATGACAAGAAACGGTCTTACACCTGAACAGCGCAAGACCCTTAACTGGGACAGCACAAAGGGTCACGGCTACGGTAACTTCATGCGTATCCTTGAAGACCCTTCCACCGCAGGACTTATCCAGTCAGAAGGCTCTTTCGGCTGGGACGGCTGGATGGGCTGTTATTTCAGCATTGACCCAAAAGAACAGCTCTGCATACTATATTTTATCCAGCAGACAGGCGCAGGCACTACCGATTCTGCAAGGCGTTTGCAGAACATCGCATGGGGTGCAGTAAAATAAGCAGAGGAGGTCTGAGATTTGAAATTACAGGAAGGCAGATTTATACAAGGGCTTAGAAATATGTTCAGTCTGCGCTGGGATATGGCTAACCCTGATGAGATACATAATACGATAATATCTGGCGCAAAACTTCAGGGTACTAATATGTGTATCCTCATGCTTGCCATACTTATAGCTTCCATAGGTCTGAATATGAACTCCACCGCCGTTATAATCGGTGCTATGCTCATCTCACCTCTTATGGGCGGCATCACAGCCATAGGCTACGGAATCGCCACCAATGACCTGACTCTTTCAAAGGGTGCGGCAATAAGACTTGGCATACAGGTGGTCATTTGCCTTATCACCTCGACTATTTACTTTACTATCTCACCTATCACCACAGCCTCCTCCGAGCTTCTCGCCCGAACCACACCTACAGCGTGGGACGTTCTTATTGCCCTTTTTGGCGGACTTGCCGGCATAATAGGTCAGACCCGTAAGGAGAAAAGCAACGTTATCCCAGGCGTGGCTATCGCAACAGCACTCATGCCGCCTCTTTGTACCGCAGGCTACGGCTTGGCAAGACACCGCCTTGACTATTTCGGCGGAGCATTGTATCTCTTTTTCATAAACAGCTTTTTCATCTGCCTTGCGGCTATCGTTGTGCTGAAGCTTTTAAGGCTGCCTCATGGCAACGATATTTCCCCGAAGGCTTTGAAAAAGATACACAGAAATATCGCTTTTATCACAGTTATTACCATGCTGCCTAGTATTTATCTTGGCTATGATATTGTGAAAAAGACAATGGATAACAGCAGTGCAGAGAAGTTTATCACCGAGAATTTTGACTTTGACGGCACTCAGATAGTGCAGAAAACAATAGATACCGATAAACGTATGATAGAAGTGGCACTTCTTGGCAAGAAGATAAGCACTGCCGATACAAAGGCGCTTCAAAGCGAGCTGAAAGCTTTCGGATTGGGAGATTATAAGCTTGTGATAACACAGACCGAGGTGGAAAGCGGTGTTACCGCTGACGAGGTCGAAAAGATGCTTGAAAAGAATGCCGACGATGAGGAAACACAGAACAAGGTGGCACAGGTGCTTGCGCAGAAAGAAAACGACGACCTTAAAGCCGAGAATGAAAATCTGAAGGCACAGCTTGACAGCTATCAGAGCTATGATATCGACATGAGCGATATCGCCGAGGAGCTTGCTATCGTTTATCCAAACATAACAGGTGCGGCAGGCGGTCACATGAGCAGCCATTCAGTAGGCTCGCCCACAACAGTTAATGGCATAGCAGTGGTGCTATATGAGAACAAGGCTCTTACCGATGAACAGCTCAAAACTGTCACAGAGCTTCTGAAAAAACGTCTTGATGTGTCAAACGTCACAGTTATCCAGCAGGTGGAGAAGCAGAAAGATACTACCTCAAAGGCTGAAAGCACCGATAAAAAGAAAAAGAATTGAAAAAATTCTGAAAACCCCTTGCAATCTGAGAAGATGTGTGCTATAATATATTAAAATGTATAATTATGTTTTGGAGGAACAAAAATGAGCGTAATTGAGATCGTTGCAGGCGCACTGCTGATCGTAGCCAGCCTCGTTATCATACTTGTAGTTCTTGCGCAGGACACCAAAGAGCAGGGTCTTACATCTGCTATCGGCGGTGGATATAACGATTCTTTCTATGGAAAGAACGGTTCAAACACCAAGGACGCTAAGCTTAACAGACTGACAAGGATAAGTGCGATACTGATATTCGTGATAACTCTTGCTGTAAATATCATTTATCAGATCAAGAAATAATTGCCCGCCCTGCTCCGTGCAGGGCTTTTTCTTTTGGAAAGTAAAGTAACAGTAAAAAGAAAGGAAATTTATGAAGTTAGATTACAGAAAAATAATATACTCAAAATTAAAAAAAGCAGGCAAAAAGCCCCTGACTTTCAAAGAACTGCTGAGATCATGCAGAGGAAAGGGCTTTGAGTTTGAAAAATTCACAAAAGCCGTTGACAAAATGAAGAAAAATGGCGAGATAATGGAAGACAAATTCGGCATAAGGCTCGTTGACCCTAAGAAATTCGTCAAGTGCGAGGTGGTAAGGCTCAATAAGACCTACGGCTTTGTGAAAAATCTTGACACTGACGAGGAAATTTTTGTTGTGGGCAAGTATCTAAAAGGCGCAATGCCACACGATATCGTCCTTGTGAGAACCTTCAAGGGCGAGGGAGCTTGCACTGAGGGCGAGGTCATGAGCATTGTGGAGGAGAATTTTGCTAAGTTCACAGGGGAGCTTGTAAGCGAGTTCGGCGTGCTGAAAATCGTTCCTGATATGCTGTCAAAATATGCAATGACATTTGAGAACCCAATGCGTCTTGAGCTTCACGAGGGCGATAAGGTGGTGGCGCAGATCACAAAGCGTGGAAACAGGCACTCAGAACACGTCTGCGAGATAGTTTCAAGCTATGGAAGCTCCATGAAAGCCTCCGCCTGCGCAATGAGCGTCCTTGAGGTCAACGGTCTGACACCTGTTTTCCCAAGCGAGGTCATCTATGAAGCTAGGGAAGTGTCTGATTATTCAAGGATAAAAGATGAGATACCCAACCGCCTTGACCTCCGTGACAAGCCGATATTCACCATTGACGGCGCAGATACAAAGGATATCGACGACGCAATTTCTGTTGAACGAACCAAAACAGGTTATCTCCTTGGCGTTCATATCGCTGACGTTTCCCACTATGTTCAGCCAAAGTCACAACTGGATAACGAAGCTTTCAAGCGTGGCACAAGCGTTTATTACGCAAACCGAGTTATACCAATGCTCCCGAAGGAGCTTTCAAACGGCATCTGCTCCCTTAATCCGCAGGAGGACAGACTTGCGTTCTCATGTCTTTGTGAGCTTGACAAGCAGGGTAATATCACCGAGTATAAGTTTGCAAAAACCGTTATCCGCTCTCGTGTAAAGGGCGTTTATTCCGAGATAAATTCACTTTTGGCAGGCAGTGACGATGCTGAACTTAAAGAAAAATATGCCGAGGTTTCAGGTCAGCTTCCTATTATAAAGGAGCTTGCGGATATTTTGTACAAAAACAAGAAAAACCGTGGCTGTCCTGAGCTTGAAACCTCTGAGAGCAAGCTTATCATCAATGACGAGGATATCTGCGTGGGCGTTGAGAGGCGTACCCGTGGAAGAAGCGAGGAGATAATAGAGGACTTCATGCTCGTTGCAAACGAGTGTGCCGCAAGATTTGGCATGGATAATAACCTGCCGTTCGTTTATCGTATCCACGAAGAGCCGTCAGACGAGAAGCTTGAATCCCTTAGAGAAGCCCTTGTCAAGCTCAACGTCCAGTATAAGCTGGGCGAAAAGGCTTGTCCTGGGGATATGTCTGAGATACTCAAAGCCGCAAAGGGTACTGATATCGACCTTATCATGAACAATATCGTTCTGAGAAGTATGTCAAAGGCAAGATATTCCACCGAGCCTGTGGGTCACTTCGGACTTGCGCTGGAGGATTACGCCCACTTCACTTCACCTATCAGACGTTACCCTGACCTGACTATCCATAGGATAATGTCAGCTTTTCTCAGTGGCAGCAGTGCAGAGGAGTGCGCCACAAAGTTCAACAAGTTTGTTTACGCCTCCGCCGACCAGTCCACAAAGACGGAGCTTACCGCAATGCAGGTTGAACGTAGCTGTGAGGATTGCTACAAGGCTGAGTATATGAACGCTCATATCGGTGAGGAGTTTCAGGGAACAGTGGTTTCAGCTGTTGAGTTTGGTCTTTTTATCGCACTTCCTGACACCTGCGAGGGACTTCTTCACACGGACAATATGCCTGACGGTGAGTATGTCTGCGACGATATGGTGAGCCTGAAAAACCTCACAAACGGAATGGAATATCGTGTGGGCGACCCTATCAGAGTAAAGGTGATAAACGCAAATGTAAATTCGGGCAAGATAGATTTTGCACTTGCTGACGAGGACTAAATTAGAAATCAAAAGGACGGCGAAGAAAAGCCGTCCTTTTTTGTGTGTAAAAAAATGTAGGGGCTGGCGCCCTCGACA